TGGAACTTCTACAAATGCAGCAGTTGTTCCACAAATGCAAAGACTTCGTGCTACTGCTCTTGCTTAATTATGAGTTTAATTCCTGTACAAGATTCTCCTGGTATTTTTAGAGATAGTGAAACAAATGCTATCATAAACAAAAATACCAATGACTATAATCTCTACGTTAGAAGTAGAAATAAATTGAAAACTAAAGAAGAAAGAATTGTTGACCTTGAAAAGAAAGTAGATCATTTAACTGGTGATATTGGTGATATTAAATCAATGCTCCAAACACTAATAAGTAAGTAACATGGCAAATAACACTATTACATTTGATCCAGATTCTGGAGTAGCATACGGTGTTAATCTGACTATTAACTCAGGAGCAGATTTTAAATCTACTTTTGCAGCTATTAAACCAGATAAATCTGCTTATAATTTTACAGGATATTCTGGTTCTTCTCAGATGACAAAATCTGTTTCTATTGGAGCAACTGCAGGAATATCTACTACTTTTGCTGTAGGATTTACTAGTGCTGCTGGTGGTGAATTTCAAATATCTTTAGGGTCTACTGATACTAGAAATTTAAAGAAAGGTAGGCACGTTTATGATATTTTAGTAAGTTCTGGTTCTACAATCTACACAATAGTGTCAGGAAATATATTAGTTCAAGGAGGTATTTCTTCCGCTCCCTAAATAACTAAAAGGTAAAATCTATATAAATGGCGCAACCTTCTTCACGACAAGAATTAATAGATTATTCCCTAAGACAGTTGGGTGCTCCTGTTTTGGAGATTAATGTTGCTGAAGAGCAACTCCAAGACTTGGTGGATGATTCTATTCAATTTTACCAAGAAAGACATTATGATGGAGTTACTGAGAATTTCTTAAAGTATAAGTTTACTCAGAGTGATATAGATAGAGGAACAGCAAGTATAGCACAAAATCCAGTTGATGGTACTGGAATTTCATCTACTACTGTTGATGCAACTCTAGCTGGCATAGGTGCTACTACTTTTAAATATTATGAGAGTGGAAATTATATACAAATTCCACCAAATATTGTTGGTGTTAAAAAAGTTTTTAAACTGAAGAACAATCAGGCAATTGGTATGTCTGGAAACATGTTCAGTTTCAAGTATCAGTTAGTATTGAATGATTTATATTTCTGGGGAAGGACTGAATTATTAGGATACTCTATGGCTATGAGTTATTTGGAAACTATGGATTTCCTCTTAAATACTCATACTAGAATAAGATTTAATATTAGGCAAGATAGATTATATCTAGATGTTGATTGGGAAGAAACAGCAGCAGATGATATTATAATTATAGATTGTTATACTGCTTTAGATCCTGATGCATCCACTAAAGTTTTTAATGATAGATTTGTAAAGGCATATTTTACAGCATTAGTTAAGAAGCAATGGGGTCAAAATTTAATTAAATTCCAAGGAGTAAAACTTCCTGGTGGAATAGAATTAAATGGAAGACAAATGTATGATGATGGTCAAAGTGAACTTTCTGAAATAAGAGAACAAATGATTAGCACTTATGAGATTCCACCTCTAGACATGATTGCTTGAGGTAGAATAATATGGCACTCAATTCCTATTTCTTACAAGGATCTAAAAGCGAACAAAGTTTAGTCCAGAGTTTAATCAACGAACAGTTGACAATTTATGGCGTTGAGGTATATTACATTCCTAGAAGATATATTGCTCAAAATACTGTTATAAAGGAAGTTATTGAATCTCAATTTGATAGTGCATATCCTATTGAAGCATATATTGATAGTTATGAAGGATATGGTGGGCAAGGAACACTTTTATCTAAGTTTGGAATACAGAATGTAGATGATCTTACTCTTATAATTTCTAGAGAAAGATATGAAACATATATAACTCCACTCATAAAGAATCTACCTAATATTGAATTAGCAACTAGACCTAAAGAAGGGGATCTTATTTACTTCCCATTAGGTGATAGGTTATTTGAGATTAAGTATGTTGAGCATGAGCAACCATTCTATCAACTTAAAAAGAATTACGTTTATCAGTTAAGATGTGAACTCTTCCGTTATGAGGATGAGGTTATTGATACTGGAGTTGAGACAATTGATGATGAAGTAGAACAACTAGGATATATTGCAACTCTTACTTTGATAGGAGCTGCTACTACTGCTACTGCTACAGCATCTTATGTTTCAACAGGTGGTGTTCAGCAAATTTATATGTCCAATATGGGTAATGGGTATCAAGCTCAACCTTTAATTGGTATATCTTCTTCACCTTCTGCTTCTGCAAATGCAGTTGGTGTTGCTTCTATTGCAAATACTTGGATAGATTGTAATACTGGATTGACTGATGGAAAGATATCTGCAGTACATATATCTAATGCTGGTGCTGGATATACAGAAGCTCCTTGGTTGACTATTCAAGACCCTACTGGTTTTGGAGTAGGTGCTGCTGGTACAGTAGGAATTACAACTCGTGGTTCAATAGGAGTAGTTACTATTAGTGGTGGTGGTTCTGGATATACTACACATCCAACATTCACTGTAAGTGCTCCAGGAGCTCCTACAGGAATTGGTAGTACTTCTGCACATGGTATTGGATATATTAATGCTGCTGGTATTGTAACAGTTGCATATATTACTAATGCTGGTGTTGGTTACTCTGAGGTTCCAACTGTTACATTTGAAGCACCTACTGGTGCTGGAGTGGGTATGGGAACAGGTTCCTTTGTCTTTAATGAGACTATTACAGGTCAAACTTCTGGAGCAACTGCAAGAGTTAAGGAATGGGATGCAGTTAATAATACATTAGAAATATCTGGAATATCTTCTAACTTCAGTAATGGAGAGACAATTATTGGATCTAATTCTGGTGCTAAGTTTGCTGTTAGAAAGACTAATAAGGATGATTTGGTTTCTGGATTTGCAGAAAATGATGCTATCCAATCAGCAGGAGATGATATTATAGACTTTACTGAGACTAATCCTTTTGGAATGCCTTAATTTTATTTCGTTAAATAGTAAGTATAATGGTATAAAATAATGTTTGAGTATTTTTACAACGAGATCTTTAGGTCTGTTATTATAGGATTTGGTTCTCTATTTAATGGAATTGAAGTAAAAAAATCAAGTTCCATAATTAAGGTTCCATTAGCATATGGACCTACTCAAAAGTTTCTTGCAAGAATGCAGCAAGAAGCAGATCTCAATAAGCCTGTTTCTATGACTCTTCCTAGAATGGCTTTTGAATTTTTGGGGTTACAATATGATCCTACAAGAAAGTCAACACAAACTCAAACTATTATTAATCAAACTCCTGATGGAACAGAAGTAAAAAGAAATTATTTACCTGTCCCTTATAATATGAGATTTGAACTATCAATTATGACAAAGTTGAATGATGATATGCTTCAAATTACAGAACAGATTTTACCATATTTTCAACCTGCATATCAACTCCCTATTAACTTCTTAGGTAATTTAAAAGAGAAGAGAGATGTTCCTATTCAATTAGATTCTATCTCTATGGAAGATGATTATGAAGGAAATTTTGATACCAGAAGAGCATTAATTTATACTTTAACATTTACAGCAAAAACAACTTTGTTTGGTCCTATTACAGATGTTTCTGGATCTGTCATCAGAAAAACTTCTGTTGGATACGTTGCTGGTTCTAAAGCACCTGGTGTTGCTGCAGAAAGAGACTTGTCTTACACTACAACTCCAAGAGCAACTAAGGATTATACTGGTGATGTGGTAACACTTATTGCTGAGAATGTAGATCTGATTGAGACAGTTATTGAAGTTGATGATGGAACTAAGATTGAAGCAGAGAAATACATTTATGTTGGTCAAGAAGAGATGTATGTTGAATCTGTCACTGGTAATAAGATGACTGTTAAGAGAGGACAAGATAGTACAATGGAACAAAATCATGTTAAGGGAGCACAAGTTAAAGGAATTAACTATCCTGGAACTGATGATAATGCTCTTATCCAATTCGGAGATGATTTTGGATTTGATGGTGCTATAACTTGAGGAATAAATTATGCCAGTAGATGATGCTAAATTAGATAAAACCTTGAATATAACACCCGAAGTATGTGACACCCCAGAAGGAGGATGTGCTACTAGAAAGGATCAACTTACTAATGTAACTAAACCAGATAGATTAACTAAAACTGATATTGAGAAGGATTATGATTATACTAGAGGTAATCTTTATAGTATAATTGAGAAAGGACAAGAAGCAATTAATGGTATTCTTGAACTTGCACAGGATAGTGAAATGCCAAGAGCATATGAGGT